TTAAGACTAGAAGAAATAACAACAGGGGATGCCTCTGGTACTTGGGGTACAAAAACCAATACAAACCTTGAGTTAATTGGTAAAGCTTTAGGGTACGCCACCGAAGCTTCTTTTGGTTCGGATGCTAATGCAACTACAACTGTAGCAGATGGGGCAGATGATCCCGCACGGGCACTATATTTTAAGGTTACTAGTGGGGCTACTTTATCAGCTACTAGAGAATTAACCATAGCTCCAAATACTATATCGCGGGTAATGATTATTGAGAACGCCACTACAGGATCTCAGATAATCACTATCAAACAAGGATCTGGCGCAACGGTTAACATACCAAGCGGAGGGGTCAAAGCAGTCTACCTTGACGGTGCTGGTTCTGGTGCAGCGGTAGTTGATGCTTTGGCTGATTTAGATCTTACAGGTACAACAACAGCCGCTACCATAACAGCATCTGGTGTTATCACTGGAGCAACCGTAGAAGCTACAGGAGATACTTCTGCTGGAGATAATGCTGCAGTAGGATACACAAGTGCTGAAGGTCTTATACTTACAGGGCAGGGGTCTACTAACGACGTAACTATTAAGAATGACGCTGATGCAGACGTACTAGAAATACCTACAGGAACTACAAACGTAACAGTTGCCGGTAATTTAGGGGTAGGAGGAACAGTAACAGGAACAGGCACTTCTGTTTTTGCTAGTTTAGATATTTCAGGAGATATAGACGTAGATGGTACAACAAACTTAGACGCTGTTGATGTTGATGGTGCAGTACAGATTGATAACACTCTGTCTGTGGGTGTTGATGATACAGGATATGACGTAAAGTTTTTTGGGGCTACCAGCGGTAAATATTTTGAGTGGGATCAAAGTGCCGATGCGGTTAATGTTAGTGGAGAGGTAAACATTCTAGCGCAAGGAGATTTGCGGCTACAAGACAGTAGTGGGGGAGAGTATGCTGCCATACAAGCTCCAGCTACTATCGGAAGTAGTTACACGTTAACCCTACCTGCTGATGACGGAGACGCAGATCAAGTACTTGCTACAAATGGATCAGGTGTATTAGATTGGGCAGATAAAACGTATAGTGGGTGGTCAGTTATAACGACAGCAACGAGTTTAGTTGCAGCAGGGCAATACGTGTCTAATAGCGGTAGCGCCTTGACCCATACATTACCGTCAGGTTCAGAAGGAGCAACACTAATACTATCAAATGTGGGAGCAGGGGTAGTTACTGTAGCACGTACAAGTAGTCAAAAAATAGATTCTGCTGCAGAAGATGGGACATTGAACCAAGGTGCTTCTGTGCAGTTTGTCTATGTAAATGACACTATTGGATGGCATACTTTATAGGAGCATATAATGGCTGTTTTAGGCAACAGAGTAATCAAGACAATTCAAAGAGGTACTGGGAACTATGCCGATGAAAGTAGTGACACTGTAACTATAAACGCAGTAGATTTAGATAAAGCATTTTTGACTATTCATGGCCCCGGTTCTATGAAAATTACTAGTGGTACAAATACGGCGGGGGGTTCTTTCCAAGCAACTTTATCAAATACCACTACAATTTCTTTTTATTCTACTGGTTCTGTATACCGACTTTATTACGCATGGGAGGTAATTGAATATGAGTAAAGAGGAGGTAGTTAAATGCCAGTTTTAGGTAACAAAGTAATAAAATCAATTCAAAGAGGTAACGCGAATTATTATAATGAAAGTACCGACACTGTATCTATAAACGCAGTAGATTTAGATAAATCATTTTTAACTTTCGGTGGCCCCGGTACTATGAGATACACTAATAGTACAAATCCACAAGCAGGTACTTTTCGCGCATGGTTAAATAGTACGACACAAATTTCTTTTTATTCTACTAATTCTATATATGTGCTTTATTACTCATGGGAGGTAATTGAATATGAGTGAAAATGAATGGTACGCCACCACAAAAAAATTAATTTGGGTAAAAGATGACGGCACAGAAGAAGAGCATGATACTGTGGTTTCAACTATTTGGACTTGGGCGCAATTACCTAATCATGTGAAAGCTTCTGAAGATGCACTGGGAAAAATATATAAAGATGGTGTTTTTTATAATGATCCTTCGGAGATATCAAAATGAGTTGGCAAGTATCAAATTACCAACAAAGCACAGCACAGAAACGTGCTAGAGCATGGCGAGACGATGAGCTTAAAAGCACTGATTGGGTTGTAGCTGTATCTGACCATCCACAACTTGATGCTTATAAGGCTTATCGGACTAAACTAAGGAATTGGCCTTCAACAGGTGATTTTCCTGCTACGAAACCTACACTTTAAAAAAGTTAAATGCCAATTTTAGGAACAAACAACGAGCAAGGTGCTTATCCGGCTATTTTTTTCCAAGAAAGCCAAACATGGACATGTCCTGTTGCTATGGAGGCGATTGTTTACGTTATCGGGGCAGGAGGTTCAGGCTCTAGGATTGGTGATAATTCATACAACTCCTATAACGGCAGAGGTGGGGGCGGAGGAGGATGCGCTGTTTCAAGACTGGTGTTAGCCGCTCAAGATTACACTGTTACCATCGGTAGTGGCGGGGCGCATGGA